ACTTCTACATAGCCATTCGTGGTTCCAAACATAATGTCAACTGCTGTTCTGACATCTCTCCACATATTATACCCTGTAATTTCTTGCAAGCCAAATTTAATAGCAAGGGAATCAATTGCCATCTGGTCTAATGAACCTCGTGCCCACATTGTTTGTTTATCTGAGTTTGGGAACTGCAACATATATTCATAGAACTTTTGCATCCCATTTTCCACAGTCATGTCTTCATGGGATGGATCAAGAGAAGTCTTGCGAACATATTCGTGTTGACCTTTCCACCACTCAAGCGTGGACTTTGATGCAGTACGACCAACACTCATCTGTTCCTTGACATCGAACTTTACAAAACATGCATTGTCCAATAAGTCTTGATAAGTTGGTCGTTTCTCTGGATCAAAGTGAACCATAGCTGCAGAGAGAACCACGCAGTTGGATTCTACTCCCAGCGTTTCCACATCGAACATGAACATTAGAATCCTCTGCCTTCACCATCTTTAGTAAAGAATGATTTAATCTTTTGCTCTTTAGTCCAACCATTAGTATAATCATTATCTTCATCACAAAGAGCGATGGCTTCTTCTTCAGTAAGAACACGATGCGATGTGATCACTTCTGGTAATGCAAATTGAGAAAACTCTTTTGCATCTTCACAGGTAACATCATCCATGGCATACTCAGGATTAGTGGCAGGTGCTTCAACCATGTAACGCAGACGATATGACTGAATTGCTTCCACCAATACCCACACCGAACCTTCTTTGAGTTTAGTTGGTGATTCCAACTCTTCAATACGAGCAGTCAATACGCTAACAGCAGTATTAAAATGGCCAGTGCCCTCACTGTATGGATCGTAACGATCAAGTAGAACCTGTCGTTCTTGTTTCAACATATCAATATATTCTTTACTCATTAATCATCTCCTTAGTTAAACCCAACGAATTCTTCAATGCTTTCTCAGCAACTCTCAATCCATATTCCATCTCATATCTTTGTTGTCTCAACAATGAAATTTCACGAGATTGTTTTGTATTCTGTTCATACAACTCTGTGGTATCTTTCTTGAGTTGTTGAACCCAAGTAGTTACTTTATGAATAGTAACCCAAGTACCATCAGCAAGTTTGGTGTGACCATCACGAATGCGAAATTCATCAGTCCATCGATCACCTTCTTTATAAGATGGCATTGGTTCAAACAAAAACAATTCTTGTTGTTCTAATTTCTGTAGGAGAATATCAAAGTTCTTTTCAACCATATCTTTACCATAAAACATTATTCATTCTCCTCATACTCATATTCTTCAGTACGACCAGCCATTGCTGCATGAATATCGCACATAGTACGATGCCAACCATCGGTGTATGTTTTTCCTGGAGCACCACATTCTTCGCATGTACGATAACTCATACTCTCAGCAAACGAGATAAAGTTGTAATGTTTATCAGTTGCAGCCTGAACATAGAATCGAAGTCCACCGAACTTCTCTTTTACTTGAACAGCAACTGGAACCTTACTTGCTTCTTCTTCCATAATTTGTTTACGGAGATCGATCTCACCCTGTGTGATAGTATCACCAGATGCATTACCATACATCTTCTCGCCAACTCTATCTTTGATAAAGTCATAGCGACTCTTGGCTGACAACCATTCGCTGCATAGTTTACCGCAAAGAATATCGATGATGTTATACCAACCATCACCACACTCAAGTCCCCAACACATGGCTGTGGTGCGCATATCTGCATTACGATCTTTGAAGATCAGCGGATACTTTGCACACAGTGCTTCGTCTAATTCTCGCTTCATAATTAACTCCAAGTCCTATGATTTTCAGCTACATGTTCAAGTCCATCGTATTCATCGATGTGCCACTCAACATCATCTGGAATATCAACGATGGCTAATTCTGATGCCCAACCCCATGACTCTTTACCCAGTTCTTCAATCACTGCAATCAAATCTGGATCATTACGTTGTTCATAGAACTCATACTCGCTTAGGTATGTCGCATCAGATTGTGGACTACCTGCTTTGTAGTAGTCTGAATCGTTTCCACGAATTGGCCATTTAGCTGGCACTTTGTCGAATGCAATACCCTTAAGAGTCAGCAATTTCTCGAATGCTTCATTCGAAATACCAAATCCACCAAAGCAACGATTAATTGCTACTTTCATATCATTCTCCAATAGTAATTTTAAACATCCCATTAATGATTTTTTCTTTCATCATCTCTGGAACAGACAGATGAGGTTGTTCTAAAACAAAAGGACAACCACCACCACCCCAAGACCAATTCTTAAAGAATTTCTTGGCTATCATCATGTCTTCTTTAGACTTTACACTAAAGATGCGTTTGGGTTTAATATTAAGATCTAAAATCATTTTATTACCTTTGAATTATCTGCAACATCTTTGTCGTCACGTAGTTCAATGAACACTGGAAGGAACAAAGATTCTTCTCCAGTTTTGTTCTTGATTCTAGCATTATACTTCACTGCCACGATTTTGTCAACTAAATTTTCTTTCCAATATTGCTTTCTATGTGCATCTGTAAAACCAGATCCAACATTTACCTTTACAACTCCATCTGCAGACTCACAGATAATTGCACCAAGCATTCCTACTGCTTTACCTTTACCTTCTTCGACTGCAACAATCTTCAGATCGCATTCCAACTCACCTTTGAATTTAATCTGAGTCTTGCTTCGTTTATCTTCCCATTCACCAGCACCATCTTTAAGAATGATACCTTCGTATCCATCTGCAAGATAACCTTGGAAAATGTCTTGTGCTTGTTCTAATGTTTCAACAATGGTTGATGTCACAGTCCAAATCTTTTTGTTCTCAGACTTCTGATTGTTTACAATCTGTTCCAATGTCGAGAATCGTTTTGAATATGGTGTCAAACAATAACCATCAACGAATGCTACATATGGAATCAAATCCCAAACAGTGGCGTGAACTTTTGCTGCATCTTCGGTAGAGATTGTACCCTTGTTTGCTTTGTTGAGAATACCATTACCTGTCTGTCGATCTGCGAACTGCATCGTCATGTCGTCCATGACCAACAACTCACCATCAAAAACACAATCAATTGAACCTGCAAGTGCAGCGAACTCTGCTTCGAGATTACCCAACAGATGAATCTGTTTACCATTTCGACTGCGGAATTCTACTTTACCATCCCGAACAATGGCATTGAATCGCATACCATCCATCTTCATTTGAGCATAGGCTGGGAACTTAATCTTATCAACCAACTTCTGCTCGAATGGACTACACAACATGCATGGGTATTCGGGAATCAAATGAGACCAGACTTTGTTGGCAGTCGATACATCAACACCGCACTTCAAATCTTTCTGAATGATTCTCTCCAATACCTTAGCATCATCGGCTGATACGGATGAGAGAAGCATACGGAGATATTCAATTGCTGCATTACCAGTCACCACTCTTTCTTTCAAGTCATACAATGCCAACATGGCTTGATCAAGACTTGTTTGATGTTTGTCTGTGGTGTACTCAGGAATCTTTCGTTGATAGAATTGAGTAAATGGATCCAGTGCTAGCCGAATTACCTCACGCAGAGTTTCGTTATCGCTGTGTGCGTTTAATTGGTCGATCTTGAAATTGCGTGAGGCATTTTCAGCAAGACTGTTAAGAAAATCATTTATGTTCATTCATCACTCCATCAATATGTTTACACTTACCATGATATTTAAAACCGATGCAACTACAGACCATACCATTTTCTGATTCTTCTACGGTATATACGTGGTCTTTGCTACCTTTGATATGCCAAATTTTATTTGTTGGCTCTTGTCCCTTGAAGTACATGTTGCGTTTGATAACTTTGAATTTACGATAGCGTGTATCAAAACGAATCGGATTCTTGAACATCATGAAGTCTTTGGGGTTATTCTTTTTGAAATAACCGAAAATCTTTTCCATGTTTTCGGATAGGATGTAGGTATGGTTACAGTCCATACCATCTTCCCACTTAGTAATTTCTCTTGCCAGAATCATGCTACTTCCATTTCTTTGAAGTAACCATATGGCAGACCATTGAGGAAACAGAAGTATTCCCAGTCGCCATCTGCTTGGCTGGCATCCATAATCCAGCGGAGAGCAGTTGCTCGATCCTTCGCACCCATACACATTGTATTGGTAACATGCTGTTCAAACTTGGCAGTGGCTTCTGCTTCTGCTGCTGCTTCTTGGATGCGATTCTCTTCGCACACACGAGCAAAAATAGCAAACTCACGATCGAAGTCCTCGAGTGTCCAGTCACTGACATCGTTACGTGGACGGAATCCATAAGCATCTTTATGAAAATCAGAGTAAGTACACTGGGCTTGTTCTAACGCAGACATTTCTTCCCAAGATTTAAATTCAGACATTTGCAATTCCTTTTCGATCATCATACAACTATTATACCCCAATTATGAATTAAAGACAACACTTAAATGCAACTCTTGCGAGGGAATCCAGTCGCAAACCCAGAAGTCCCAGTGGACGCAGATCTTGTAACTTTACCAGACATACGTTGCTTTGGTGCTTTGCGTGATTTTACAACTTCAATACTTCCACCCTTCTTCAAAAACAACTTTACTTGTTTTTCGGTTTCAGCACGGATCTCAGATTTTGATTTATAGAACATAATATATTTTCCTCTCAATTATTTCGACAAGTTAATTACACGAGCATCATATTCCATGAAGTCAACTTCCATTGGAACATAAACTTCTTTACCAACACGAGAACTACGAGCACCCTTGCGGAATTTACCATCAAAGAAGTCATTGATGCATTGTATTTTGTATGCTTTATAACCACGCTCTTCAGTAATAGAAATAACTTTACCTTCAATGAAACAATCACTGCGACCATACATTGGTTTGAAATCATAAGCACGAATCACATCACCAACAGTAGCCAACTTTTCAAATTTCAACATTTTGTTACCTTTCCTAATCATCATAACATCTATTATACAGCAAGTTGCAATTAAAGACAACAACTATCTGGAATAACCCTACGAGTCTGAGGGGATTAGAAACCCTTGTAGATACAGGGGTTTAGAATGATGAAAACCCTCTACGAGAGAGGGTTTGGAGGGAGGACTAGACCGAGTCTAGTGAGGGTTACAGACCGACTAAAGCGGACGCTGGAGCGATCTCTATCCCTGAACCGAATAATCGGTTATATTCGTTGACCATTTTTGTGGATGGTTCACCTTCGGTTGCGATGCATTGACTATACAATTTCATCGATCCTTCTGAATAAGGCATGTAAGGCATTAAAGCCAAACCAACACCTTCTTTTGTTTGTTGCATGAGAATGGTTGCTGGTGCTTCCATATCATATCCATGTCCTGCTGCTTTTACTTTTGCAATAAGTTCTTCACCACTAATCAATTTAAATACTCTAATGTCGTTCATTTCAATCCTCTATAACAAGTTGTTCAATAAAATCTGCTGCATGATTTTGGTCACTAAAGTATTTAACTATTGTTCTTTCAAAATCATAACAATGCTGTGCAACTACCAATATCTGTCTGTTCTTAAAGACAGAAATTTTGAGAACCCATTCGCCTCTGCGGACAGCGACGAATGAGATCATGTTAGGTGATAGTTTGGCTTTCATACAAGTATTTAGGGAGAGCCGAAACTCTCCCTACTTGTACGATTACTATTGGTTAGGGTTTGTTGGTATTTTACCGTTTACCCAATCCCAATCATCATCTGTCATTGGGATCCAATTGGTCATTTGCATTCTCCATAAGCAGCCATTAACTTCTGGGCTTCCTTATGTTTACCATTTCTGGCGAGATCTGCTGCAGTTTTTGCATAACCAATTCCCTTCATAACAATATAAATTGATCTGAAGAATTTTTTCATTATACTTCCTCAGTCAATAATTGTTTCTTGCCAGCAGATTTAACTGCGATTTTCTTTGGTTTCTTTTCCTCTGGAATCAAACGCTCCAAAGCAATTTTAAGCATACCATTGAACAGTTCTGCATTTTTTACTTCAATGTGGTCATCAATAGCGAAGGCACGAGTAAATGCACGAGTGGCAATACCTTTGAAGAGGAAGTTATCATCTTCTGGAGTTGTTGCGTCTACATTACCCTTAACAATTAACTTACCACCATCGATAGTGATGTCGATCTCAGACTCACCGAAACCAGCAACTGCCAATTCGATTGTGTATGAATTCTCATCATTCTTACGAATGTTATATGGAGGATAGTTAGGAATATTCTTTGTCACATCATCATGAAATGTTTGCAAACGCTTAAACTGGTCATCGAAACCAATAAAGAATTTGTCAAGGTCTTGTGAAAAGAATGCAGGTACGAAAGATTTAGTAACCATTATGATCTCCTTATTTCTTAGCGAATGCTTTTTTAGCATCAAAAGAAGTTGCAGCTGTACCCAATGTAGTGTAAAAATCTACTGTGGTTTTAGCGACAGTCTTAGCAAATGATTGCTGAGCATCGATGAAAGTTTGGAGTTGTTTTGCGACTTCATCGTTTTGAACGAATGTCTTAACGAATTGAGTCTTTGCACCAGAGATGGTGTCGATGGATGTGTTGATTGCTTGTAACATATAGTTCTCCTATTAAGCGAGTTAAATTAAAATTGATATCCCGAAGGCATATCAGGTGCTGGTTACAACTCCAGCGACATCGTGCGTCATGTCTGCTTTAAAACGATTCGTAACTTAGTGGTCCTAAGGTGAATTCTTTAACGATTCATCACATACATAGTGATTTCGAATCCGTATCTCATTTCTACTGCTTCTGGTTTAGTCCACATATTTATCTCCTTAGTTATGTCCAAGACGGACACTTATACTTATTCCCCGAAGGCAAATAATACACTAAAGAAAATCATTATTTTAGACTAATTACCTATTTATTTATGCTTTTGGTGCTTCAGAATTATTGGCCAACAATGCTGCCTGTGGATCACCTTGTTGTTTAATCTTACCGATTAGTGCAACAACTTCCTCGAAAGGATGCTTACCCAAAACACGCAACACAGTGTTTACTTCTTCGATACTCAATTCAAGTTTGATCATTTTAGATTCCTATAAAATTATTTAGTTTTCTTACCAATGTTATATTTAGGAACAAGTTCCCAGTCGTTCTTTTCTTTATAAGATACAACTTTAATTTGAGACAAAGATGCCTTCTGCTCGGACTGCGTTGGATGTAGAATCTTCAATAGATCCCAATCTTGCAATAAACCAGCGATAGCATTTCTTCTCTCAATATCGCCACTCGTGATGTTAGATTCTTTACCATCAAGAGCAAACAATTCTTTGAAGTGCACAATGAAGTATCTACCTTGCTTATGTAAAATATGGCAAGATTGATACAGCGTGTTTTCTTTTCTGGAAGCAATCCCGATTCGGGTAAGTGTCTCACGAACCTTTAAAAAGTTATCTGGTTCAGGTAATATCACTTCAAGCATCGACTCAGGAGTCCAGTCGTAATAAATCAATTCGACAGTCATTATTTTCCACCTTTGTATAATTTTTCTTTTATCATAACTAATTGATCCTCAGAGAGAACGCTGAGTGCTTCCACTGCCTTCTCATCAGAATAACCAAAGTATTCTTTCACAAGTCTAACTGATTCGGTTTCGGCATCTTTTTTGTGCCATTTACTGAATCTTTTCTTCTTGGAGATACTATTTAGTAAAAAAGAAAATTGCCAATCCTCTGGAATGCCCGAGTTGCGATTCATCTCGTTTGCATAAAGGACTGTATCGGGGAAATAAGATAACCCTCTATTAATAAGGAATGGTTTATAATCCTTACTTGCTAGTGGGTCTTCGAACAGATCTTTCTTGGTTGTGTTAATTGCATTAATAAAGTCAAATGGAGTCATGAGTAAAACCCAGTTTGGAAGAGATTACTCTCAGCACATCCAAATCGTTTTCCAGGATATCGTTTCTGTAGATTAGTTTCTACCTCATCTTTAGAAGAACCCTGTGCCATGAATTCATTGGTTTCTCTATCATAAACATAGAACATGTCATTATGTTTCTCGATATTAATTTGAATGACATTCTCTTCAACTTGTCGTTCAACAGATTCTTGCAAGTGATTAATCAATTTTTCAGTCACATTTTTAGCGTGTTCTTCTCTGGCTTTCCATCCAGAAACTGCACCCATTACCCATATAAAAAATGTGTATACTACTAAAAGAATAAGTTCCATGTTAGCCTCATTTGAATTTACAGTTAGCCATAATTTCTGTAAGTGCTGCCATAATATTTAGTTCATGGTCAGCTACAAATGCTGCTTTATACTGATAGTCGGCTAGTGTTAATACTAATTGAGGAATACTATTGGGATCCATATTGACGGATGCGGTATCATACAATTCACGGAATAGACTTGTAGTGTCTGCATCAGTTTGTTTGGCAACCCACTTACGCACTTCGGTAAAGTTCTTATCCTTGAGTAACTTAACCAAATCTTTAAATGATTCTTCTGACATATTAAGAAGAATGCCAGAGTCGATCTTACCAGATACGGAATATCTTTGTAGTTCGTTTAGAATCCTACGATAATCAGGGAAGTGTTTTGTGATTAGTTCAGCAACAACTTTAGGATCAAACTCAATGTCTTCTTGTTTGAGAATTGATACTGCTCGTTTGAAAAAAGTTGCAGCGATCTCTTGCTTGTCTTTGGAATCAATCTTAAACTCAATCACAGCACAACGACTGTGGAGTGGTTCAATGATACGATTCTTAAAGTTACAAGTGAAGATGAAACGACAGTTGCCAGAGAATTCTTCAATGAACGATCTCAATGCTGGCTGAACCGATTGAGCATTCATGTAGTCTGCTTCGTCAACGATAACTACTTTCTTAGCATCAGTAAGAGATACGGTAGAAGCAAATCCCTTAATTGTAGTTCGCAGAACATCAATTGAACGACCTTCGTCAGATCCGTTTACGAGGATATACTCAGCACCGATCTCGTTACATAGTGCTTTTGCTACTGTGGTCTTACCTACACCTGCTGTTCCTGAGAATAGGAATGAGGGTAGTTCGCCTTGTGTGATGTATTGTTTGAATGTATCTTTAAGTGACTGTGGCAATACACAATCATCAATCTTCTGTGGGCGATACTTTTCTACCCACAAGAATTGGTCTTCACGACTATCAATCATAATAACTCCATAATAAAAAGAAGAGGGTAATTATACCCTCTCTAAAATCAAAAATCAAATGTAGAATCTGCTTCAACAGCTACGTAATATACCAAGTCATTATTTGGAGATTTGAATCGTGAGATCTTCTTGCTGGAAATACTAACATCGTAATCTCCAGGAAGCATCTTTAAGTTTTCTACTTTCAGATTCACTTTGAAAGTCTTATCGGTATCGCCAACTGGTTCACTGTAAGAGTTACCAGAAGCATTCTTTTTGTCGCCAACTACTGCAGTGATTTTACTACCATCACCAACGATTGATACATCGGCTGCACGTAGGACTGAAGAAGTTTTCTTAACCATATCCAACATGCTTGAAGTCATACGGAAGTTAATCTCTGCTTCAGGGAATGTGATTGCTTTCTGTGGAGCAGTTAAGTTTGATGCATCGGCTGCAAAGAATTTGATATTCATGCTACCTTGTTTGATAGAAACATACTTATCTTGGAAGTCCAATTCTGGATCTTCGAACAAAGACATTGCACCCAAAAATTCATTTAAGTCATAAATGGCAAAGTCAGGGAAGGTTTCTGTCACTGTGGCATCTGCCATGACATTCTTCTGTCCTGAGATTGTTGCTAGTTTGTTACCTGACTTCAAGAGAAGATTGCTGTTAATTCCAGCAAAGTTCTTAATTAGGTTTACTGTTTCTTTAGATAATTTCATAGGGTTTCCTTTTCAAATTGTACATTACTATGTATAAAATATTATACCTCAGAACGAGGTATTTGACAAATTTATTTTGATGTTACTTTTAACTCTAAACCGATTGCAGTCAACCAAGTGTTTAGTCGTTCAGCCACAATTGATGGATCTTTTGGATTAGTAAAATCAATATTCATATCCATTACAGTATCACCAGACTGGTCTTCACGAGAGTTGTATCGTAAAGAAAAGTCTTCATTTATTTTCACATTCTTAGCCATAATTATTCCTTAGAGTATTTCACATCGTGTTCATATAGAAACATTAAGCAACACATTGCATGTGCCAAATGATTCTTACCAGTTTCGGGATCATCTTGTTCTCCCTCTTTCCATGCCCAAAGATGTCTTTGCATTGCATCAAAGTATCTTCGTTTTGAGTCAGGAACATGTTTCCAATTATCTGGTTCGTATTTCTCCGCACCAAATGTTAGAATTTCTACAGTCGCTTTTAATGCGAGTGGTGGTAGTAAACCATATTGTAGTTTACCACCATCAAATTTACGACCACCTGTGGTGGCATTTTG